CGTTATCCATTTTATCCGAACCAATATCCGCTGCCAAAATAATATAATCTTCTGTTTCTGCGAGAACATATCCCACAGAAAGAACTTCGGGAGGCCTAACTTTGAGGGCATCATTTAAACTGTGCCAACCACTTTCTTTTTCATATGCATCTAACCATTTAACTTCATAGAGTTTACGCCTGGAATGAGTTTGAGTTGACTCCCCAACTTGTCTGCGTCTGAGTGTTTTATCTTTGCGAACCAACCCTCGTCTCCCTTACAATGTGTGACTGTCTCAATTCCATGTTTTGCCAAACCTCTATAACAACCCTGCTTTACAGAGTCCAAGTTTATATCATCACCTACCATTATGCCACCTTCGATTACTTTGGGCCACCAATTGTAAACGTCATTCTCGACTGCTTCCATTGTGTGGTCTCCGTCAATGATTACGGCAGCCACTGAGTTATCCTCAAAAGACTTAATAAGATCGGGGTTATCTGACCTTGACTGATATACAATCACTCTTTCGTCGTCGATATATTCTCTTAGATTTTCTTGAAACTGATCATACATTGGCTCTAAATCTACCTTTGAATGTTCCATACCAGAGCCTTTGAAAGTATCTATGACATGAACTTTGACGTTATGTTTACCTGCATAGTCCAATCCGTCTAGTAGAAATCTTGTGGACCTTCCCGTAAAACAACCAATTTCCACGACTGACTGACCATCGTCCACGAACTTTACAATGTTTGCATATGCGTCATGCATATTAAACCAACCTGGTATATCTAAATATTTATACATTTAATTTCCTTTCTTTATACGGGTGGTAATTGCAGGGTGTTTATGCCCCTCGAAATCTACATTCAAAACATTTGATTCGTGTCTTACGCACCATGCTTGAAAGCCATGAACTGTCCAACCTATCTCAAACCTAGCATTTTTTCTTGGCGAAACTCCTTGAGGTAGTTCGTCCATGCATTGTTTACAATGTAGAAACATTTGTATTTGATTTTTTTCGTTAATCATCTAGAACCTCACATCCTTAATTTTTTTCCACCACTCAAACTCAATCAATGGCACCTTCGTCCAACCATGTTTTTCTTTTAAAATTTTAATTATATGATCGTAGTTGTATGTCATGCTTTTGTCTCCTTACATTCTATGTTTAAAAACTCTGCTATGTCTGAAAACTCATACTCTAGCTGCTCGACTTTTCTCTCACAAGCCTGTTGACTTTTTACCTCTTCTTGTGAAAACACACACTCTGTCATTCCATCATTAGGTAAACAAAGTTGTAATAATATAATTACTTTCTCCATTATTCCTCTCTCTCTTTTTTAACTACTGTTCTTTCTATGTACTTTAACGCAGGGAGTACAGTCCCTTCGTGTTCCACACCCATTCTTTCAACTATATCTACCAGAGTATGTATAGTCAAAGGGTATGGTAGCCTGGCAACGAAAGAATCATCTTTGACGACTTTTCTTTTTTGTCTAGGCTTTTTAAATTGTATTATCTTTTCACTCATGTTTTATAATCAAGTCTATTTCTTCTTCACTTGCCTCATCTCTTTTGTCTAAAACATACTTGTCATTGTATGGTTGACCGGGGTCTTCGACCTTTGGTAAATCTAAAAATAATTCTGCATGGGTTACCTCTGGGTTTTCATCTTGAGATGTTACCTCTATTTCCATGTGACCATGCTCTTGAATATATCTTTGAACGTAGGGTAGAATATCTTTCTTATTCCCAACAAAAGTTTTAGAAAAGCTCATACCGTTTTTATTACGAGGGTCTATCTTTACTGTTATATCCATCGTCTTTTTCTGGAACTCTGATTGTTCGTCTCTCAAGTTCCTTTATAATATGTTTCTCTATCTCTTTCAGCTGCTCTACTGACATTTCGTCTAGAGAGTTTTTAGTTGCTTGCACTAATCTATTTACGTGTTGTTCTTCCATAATGAACCTCTTTCTGTATGTTATATATAATAATATAGAGATTTATATAAATATGTCAATGCCCAAGGTCAACTGATTACTATGAAAAGAAGGAGGAAAGTAAGTATAAGGTTCGGAAAGGAGACGAACCACTAACCAATGACCATGGACAAAGAATAAGATACCTTAAAGAAGAATATTTACAAAATAAAAAAATATTTTTTAAAATATTTCAAATCTCACTCTTTCATTCTTCGACAAGCTATTATCAAAGTATATCAACAATAGTAGACAAATTATTCATTCTTTCAATCATTCTTCGAAAGAATAACATATTCTTCTGAGGGGGGTCGCAGATCTATTTTGTATATATTTTTTATTTGATTTGGTAAAATTTCTTCTTTATAGAGGATTAATATGAAATTTAGAAGTCCCGGTGACCCAATAGTTTTAACAAAAGAACTTGCAGAAATGCGAGATGAATTAACACCAAAGCAAATAGCTTTTGCAGAACACCTAGTAGCTCAAGAGAATAGAAAGACTGCAACAGAGTGTGCAATCTTAGCGGGGTACGCAGAAAACTCTGCAAGAATAACTGCTTCTAAATTACAAAGTCCAAAAGAGTTTCCCAAAGTTCATGCCTACATTAGAGCGTTGCAGGAAGATCTTTGGAATAAATACAAAATATCTCCTGCCACACATATGCGAAGACTTCATGAGATTGGACTTCGTGCAGAGAACCCAACTAGTAATGATGTAAATGATTTTGAAATGAAACCAGACTTGAAAACTGCTTTAGCAGCCGAGATTAGCAGAGGAAAAGCAGCTGGTTACTATGAGAAAAAAGAAAAACAATCTGGTAAAGGTATTGATAGCCTATCTTTAGAAGAGGTAGATAACTTATTGAAACAAATGCGCAAAGAAGTTATCATCGAACACAAGGATATGAGAATTGAACCCAAGACAGTACAAGGCAACGATAAGCCTAAACAAAGCGATAAACAGATTTCTTGAACAAGGCTATTATGTATTTAGTAATGTTTGTGATCAAGGTCCCATTGATATTATTGTATTCAATCCCAAAACTAAAAGGGCACATTTCTTTGATGTTAAAACATCGAAAGGTCCTAGCACAATTGTAAATGGCAAAGCAGTCGGAGGAACTGGAGCAAAACTCAAACCTAAGCAAAAAGAAATCGGAGTTAGACTTGTCCTTGTCGAAGGGGACGAAATTAGAATTGTTGAAACGAGGAAAGAGATTAGTAAGAGACAAAGAAAAGAAAAAAGGTTCCACAACAAAGCGAGGAAAGGAATCAACTTTTTGGAAGAATGTTAGATCGATAACTCCTAATATCTTTTGGACAAGAATAGAAACATTTGGAACACCCGGTATCCCTGATTTACTTGGAGTTTTTGTTGATGATAAATTAAAACGAAACATATCTTTTTGGTGCGAACTCAAGCTAACAAAAGGAAACAAATTAGATCTCTCTCCTTTTCAAATATCATGGAATTTAAAGCGTTATTCTCTTTGCCAAGACAATTTTATTATGGCAAAGGGGGTGGAAGAGAGGGCCATTTTCTTTTATCCAGGTGCGCTTGTGCGTGAGCTTGTGACCGATTACCGAGAGGTTGAACCCTTGTTCGTGGTTCATCAACCATGGACGCATGTGCTTGAGCCTGCGATCAGGCGTGTGCTTGTGCATGTTCCTTAATTAATTTTTTTTATTTTTATTTTTTTGAAGCCCAGACCGGGGCAGCTTGACCCCGGTCCGTCATAAATTATTACTTAATCCACCCGGCTTTCTTCAAGATCTCTTGATCTTTCTTGTAAAGGTAATCGTTCCACCTGGACTCGTCGAAGTTTGGTGCGTGTCGCTGAGCAAAACTTTTAATCTCGCTTGCGACTGTCTCCAGATCTTGATCGCCTGGGCCTGTGCATGTGGCTGCTTTTTGTTGAGCCATGTAAACAATGTCGGCCAACTCTTTAAGATGTTTTTTTGTGATCATTATTATTTTCCTCTCTTTTTTGTTTTTTCCACTTTTCAAATCCATATAAAAAATACTTATCGTGTATCTTTGCATAAATTTCATATTGTAATTTATTTTTATCTTTCATATTTTCAAAATAATCAGATAAATATTTGGCTTGTTCTTCTGTAAAGCTAATATTAATCATTAGTTTGTCCTTTCTCCACTTATAGGATTTTATATAGCACGGCAGCAGCATCCAGTCAATAAAAAAATGGTCATATTTTATGACTCCAGCAGCTTTACTGGCAGCTCTGATTCGTCATCAATTATTACTTTTGCCCCCCAGCTTCAGGCAGCTTGGATCTTGAGCCGTCGAGCCTGTGCCTCTGCCTGTGCTTGCGACTGCTCCCTGTGCTTGCGACTGTGTGCTTGCGACTGCTCCCTGTGCTTGTAATTGTGTTTAAAAAAATTTTTTCAGAAGATTCTGGAGGCCTGGAAAAATCGAGAAGACAGTAATGATTTATTACTTTTAAACGCTGCGTCTTGCGTGTGATTGGTAATGTTTTATTACTCAACTGGTATCCCAATTTTTTTGAGTTTTTTCTCATTTTCAATAATTCTCATTTTGGCATATTTGATTTTTCTCTGCCAATATTTAATAGTCATTTCAATTTCTTTTTTTTCAATTTCTTTAACAGTCATTGATTTATTAATCATTTTTTTACCCCCGAATATTTATTAAATTAGTTATATAAATATAGGATTTTTTATATATAATACAAGGTAATTAACAAGAATATTCAAAGGAAAAAACAATGAATATAAGAGAAATAAAGAATGAAATTTTGAATGAAAATATTTCTAATTCAGAATTAAACGAAAAAATTTTATCATATATCAATGATAGAGTTTTATCATTTTCAATTAAACATCAATCTGAAGATAGTGCATATCTTAGTGAGATAAAAAATACTTACAAATGGTGTTTAATTAAATTATTAAATCCGAAACTTAGACTATTCACAAATCAAAAAATATTTCATTGTCATTATCACAGTCAATTAGAAATTGAACGCAGTGAGGACATCATTGAATTAAATAATAGTGATTACATTTGTAGATACGCATTTGAAAATTACTATTTTACTTGTGATGTTTGCGAGGAAGTAGAACATCAAGATTATAGAAATAGATGCGATAGTAGGGACTATGTTTATTGTGAAACTTGCTACGACGAAGTAGTTCGCTATTGTGATGATTGCGATAGTAGTTATGATGAGAATGATGATTGTCAGTGCGATGAGGAACAAGACAATTTATTACATTATAGAACAAAAAATAAACTTTATTCACATGGTAGTGAAAATGCAATTTTGTTTTATGGTAATGAAATTGAAATGCAAGTTTATCGTGATCAATCAAGATATGACATTGTTGAAAAATTCAATGATTGTTTTAACTACGATGGATTTGAAAACATTTTATGTAAAAGAGATGGTTCATTGGATGCTGATAAAGGATTTGAAATGTCATCAACCAATTGTTCTTTTGAATATCACAAGGAAACATTTTGGAATGATTTTTTTGAATTAAATCCTGCTCAATATTGCAAAGCATACAATGGTTATCAATGTGGTATTCATTGGCATTTTAATCGTAATGTTTTCACGGAACATCAATTGAAAAGATTAAATTGTTTTTATAATCATCCTAAAAATAAAAATCTCATTGTTGATATTGCAGGTAGGGAGGGCTATGGATATTGTAAATTTGTCCCTTCAATTACCTTTGATGATCCAATAAGAACTAGTGGGGAGGATTTTAAATATAGAGTTATTAATTTTAATAATGAACATACAATTGAAATTAGAATTTTTAGATCGAACTTAAAGAAAATTTCTTTTTTCAGATATTTGGAATTTGTTCATAGTGTTAATGAATGGATTAGATCATCAGATCAAGATAATGCTGAGAATATAACTTGGGAATATTATTTTGATTGGTTATTAAAAAACATAAGTAGAAAATTTGAAAACTTATTTTTCTTTATAGATGATAGAAAACATTTTGATCATCTTCAACATATTGAAGTTTGGAACGATGTTTATACAAATTATAAAACTTTAATAACTGATTTCAGAAATAACAACCAAGAACAGATAGAATTAGAAAGTGAGGAAATATAAAAATGTGTTTAATTATTTTAGCAAATGATGTTCAATCTCTAAATTATAAAGATTTAGAAACAGCATACAAAAGAAACAGTCATGGCTTTGGTGTTATGTATTTAGACAATAAAGATAATTTTATTTCAGAAAAATTTGTTCCTAAAAATTTTAATGAAGTAAAAAACTTTTTAAATTTACATAGATCAAAAACAACAAATCAAATTGCTATGCATTTTAGTTTTACAACAGAAGGAAAGACAAATAAAAAAAATTGTCATCCTTTTATAAGTTATCAAGATGATAAAAGAACAATTGGATTTATGCATAATGGAGCAAGATTACCAATTCCATTAATTCATAAAAATTGCTCTGATACTTGGCATTTCAACGAACACTATTTGAAACAAGTATTTAAAAACAATCCAAATATAATTTTACAAAAAAATTATATTGAAGAATTAGAAGATCACATTGGTAA